CCTCGTCGGTGACGTTCTGGATCGCGCCGACGAACGCCGCCCCAGCCTTCTCGAAGGCGTCGGCCAGATCGGTTCCGAGCCCGGTCATAAACTCGCCGGACTGCGTCTGGATGTCGGTCCACGTGTTCATCCACAGGGACGCGATCTTCTGGCTCTGGGCCGCGTAGCTCTGGGCCTTCTCCACGAGGACGTTCTGCTGCTCCTGCAACGCCTCGATGGCGGCCTGAGCGGCAGCGGTGTCGATCGTGAGCGCCTTGCCCGCCGTCAGCAGGCCGATCTGGGCCTGAAGGTCTTGGACGTTCCGCCCGGCTCCGATCCCGACGGTCTGGAACTGGTTCGCGGCGATCTGCTTCTGGAGGTCCAGCTGCTTCTGGGCGAACGCGGCCTCCTGCTTGGCCGCGTCGATGCGAGCCGCGCGCTCCTCCGGGGTAGTCCCCGGGGCCACGAAGCCAGCCGTCGCCAGCTTGAAGTTGATCTGGCGCTGGGCAAGCTCCATCTGGAGCAGCTGGAGCTGCCGGTTGAGCGCCGCGTTCTGGCCTTCGAGAGCGCCCAGCGTCTTGCCCGACTCGCCATGGAGCCCGGACATGAAGTCCTTGGCGTCACGAAGCGATCGGTTGGCAATGCGCAGCTGGTTGTTGTACTCGGCGACCTGAAGGTTCAGGCCGCGCTGCTGGATGCCCAGCTGGATGTTCTGGATCTGCTTCCCGATCGTGGTGATGTCGGCGAGCAGCTGCGGCGGAACGCCCATGTCGAGCAGGGACTTGCGGCCCTTCTCGATCTGCTCCGTGACCGCCTTCTGGGCGGGCAGGGCCACATCGGCGTAGGCCGCGAACGCCTTCTTGTAGTCCTCGCCAGCACCCCCCAGATCGATGCCGCCGACCTTGCCCTGCGACGGGAACCGGCGCGGATCCATGAACGGGGTCTGGGGCTGCGCAGCGAAACGCAGGGCCGTCTGGGACGGCAACGTGACGTTCCGCTCGAAGGCTCCCTCGCGCTTGATCCCGGCGACCTGCGCCGGGATGATCCGCTCGGTCATCGCCTTGATGAGCTGCTTGGGATCGGGTAGGACGTTGCCCTGAAGGATGTCCTCGCCGAGCGCCTTCAGGTCCTCGCGTCCGCCGATGCCCTCGCCCGTCGACTTGTCAACGAACGCGATCCCGAGCTTGTTGAAGTTCTTGATGACGTCGTCGGGGACGCCACCCATCTTCAAGCCCCAATCACTGGCCTTCTGGGTCGCCTCATCGACGTTCTCGGTGAGGATGTCGAACTTCGAGTTGACCTTGCCCAGCGCCTCGTCCATCGCGACGACGGTGTCGCCGAAGATGTTCAGCTGCTCGGAGGCGGCGATCAGTTCTTCTGGGAGCGCCCCCTCCTGCGCCATCTTGCCGATCTCGGCACCGGTCTTCAGCTCAGCAGCGCCCAGCTGGCTCGTCAGCGGGCTGTCACCGAGGAACTCCCGGATGACACTCTGGAGCGGCGACGTGCCACCCGCGATCTGGAGCGGCTCGAACAGCGACGGCGTCGCGTTGATGGGCGTCCCGAAGAACCCACCCGTCGAGCGGGTGATGCCCGGGATACCACCCGGCGGCTGGAACGGGCCAGTCGGCAGGCCAGCGGCCCCTCGGTTCTCCTGTGAGGTCAGCTGGCGCGCCGATCGCAACAGATCGAGCTGGTCGGCGAAGGCCGCGTTGCCGCCCTCGACCAGCGCCCGGCGCTGGAGCAGGGGCGCGATGGACTCCGCCTGAGCATCCGACAGGCCAGCCTGTGCCGATGCGAGAGCGACCGTGGCGATCGCCGCTCCCTTGTTGGCTCGGGTCTGCTCGCCCAGCTCCTTCGTGACGGCAGCCGTCACGTTGACGTAGCCCGTCCCGCGCTCGATCGCCTTCCCGGCGAGGTCCACGAAAGTCTCGATGCCCGCGTTGAGGGCTCCGTAGGCGGCGCTGAACGCCAGCGTACCGACCGAGATACCGGCCGCGCCCGCGACGATGTTCTTGACCGCAGCCGCTGGTGTGATGATCCCACCCGCAGCCTCGGTCGCCGCGCCCTGCTTGCCGACAGCCGTTCGGTTGGCGCGCATGACTCGCTCGCGCTGGCGCGTGATCTCGTCAGGCAGCCCGGCGAGTGCCTGAGACTCCTTCTGGGTCAGCTGCCCGACATTCCGCCGGTAACGTCGCTCCAGCAGAAGCATGTCGGCGAGCTTCGAGCGTTCACCCGACTCCGCCCGCAGCGCCGACTCGGCCTGCGTCGTCAGGCGTCCCGCTCGACGGGCTCGGGCTTGGATGTCGGCACGGCCGGTCAGCTGGTTGTTTATCTAGCCGGATGCCACCGAGAGCGCGCGAACAGGGGTGAGGCTCTGGGCCTCACTGATCTGGCTCTGGATGTCCGACAGCTCCAGCTGCCGCTCGTTGAACCGACCGCGCGCCAACGAGGCTCCACGCGGCCCTCGGCCCACTCCGGGGCCAAAGGCGGGCGCAGCAGCCCCTCCGCCGCCCGCAGCGCCACCACCAGCCGCTCCGCCGCCTCCAGCGCCACCACCAGCCCCTCCGGCCCCTCCAGCGCCACCACGGCCGCCTCCGCCCGCCCTGCCGCCCCCTGCGGCGGCCCCGGCCCTGTTGAAGCCTTGGTTGATGGCGTTGACGATCGACTGGACGTTCGCCCCGGCCGCGCCGCCAGCGGGCGCGCCAGCAGCGGCCTGCATCGCAGCAGGCCAGTTGACGACGAAGACGCGCTGGATCATCCCAGCTGCGCTGACGATATTGCCCGGACGGGACGTGAAGCCAGACTTCCCCCGGAAGGTGAAGCCGCCGCCGTCCGCCATCTTGTTGAGGCGACCCTGCACCTTGTGGTTCGGAATGACCTCGGCGTTGCCGTTCTCGTCGGACTCGATCAGCTCCTCGCCGCGCTCGCCGACCTTGGTAAGACGAGTCCGACTCTTGCCGACCACGCCCGAATGGCGCATCACGCCGCCCTCGGCGTAGCCCTCTGGGTACTCTCGGTATGGCTTCTCACGGCCGCCAAGGAAGCGAGAGACCTCACGAGCCGACTCTGTCGGTGTGATGCCCTTCATCCGGGCGTAGCGAGTCGCCAGCCGCTGGGGATATGCCTCTTCCGGACGTGCTCCGATCCCCGCCGGAACGGGCGGCCCAAGTGGGGTCTGGCTGGGGCCAGCAAGCTTGAAGCCCGGAGGCAGTGTCGGTGTCGCCGCGACTCGCTGACCGGCACCGCGCAGCTCGGCTTCGATCCGCTCTTGCATGACGCCAGCAGGTACGCCTGCCTTGACCAATCGAGCCCGGATCGCCTTGCGACGCTGGTTGAGATCGGCGGCAGCCGAGGCGTCTGACGCCTCTCGCTGCTCGCGACCCTTCCGGATCTCGTCAGTCTCCGGGCCACGCACGCCCACCAGTCGGGTCTGAAGCGCCGACCGCTTGGCGAGGGCCTCGGCCTCGTCAGCAGCAAACTTCTCACGCCCGAGGCTCTGGGCGGCCCCTGCCGCCCGGAACTTCTTCCCGCCGATGTCGTAGTAGCCGCGTTCGTCGGGCGTCATCTCGGCGACCCGCGCGGCCGCCTCCTCGACGTAGCCCTGATTGAACGTCGGGATCTCGATGTCCTCGACGCGCATCTTGGTCGCGCCTGCGGTGGTGCCCTTGGTCCCGGCGATCCCGCCGCCGCCGAACGCCTTGCCGCCCTCGCCCTTCCGACCGCGTGCGCCAGCCAGACGGTTCGCGACGCGACCCTCGGAAACGTCGACCTGACCGCCGTAGTGCTCGCCCATGGTCTGGAGGCGGCCAAGGAAGGCCGCGAGGACCTGTGGGTCATCGAGTGGATCGCCCTCGGCCCCAGCTGGCCCGAGCCGCTGGAACGCCTTGCGCCGGGCACTGCCCTTCATCTTGCGCAGGAAGCCCGTCGTCTCCTCCGGGTCGGCCGGACTGACACCAGCCGCCTGCATCTTCGCCACGAAGGCGGCCATATCCTCGGCGCGAGTGCCCTGCGCCTCCAGCTCCTGAACGCCCTGCACGCCACGGATCCCGGTCGCGGACATATACGGGCCGCCCTCGGCCGACATGCCCTCGCCGTACGGCTGGTCCTTACCGAAGCCGCGAGGCCGGTCAGCCGTGCGGTAGCGCTTGCTCGCGAAGCGGGTACCCGGAAGCGGGACGCCCTTGTGGGGCTCGTAGGCGGAGGCGGCGGCGGGCGTCGTCGTGGCCTCACCGGTCGCCGGAGCGCCCGTGGCCGTCTTGGCGCGCGAAGTCCGGGGACGGCTACCCGTCCCGGCTGCGACCGGCTCCCCGGCTGCTGGCGTCGGCGTGGCAGGCTCAGCGCCTGCTCGCTCGGTGCGAAGGCGCTTGGCCTCCGCCGCTCGTTCCTTGTTCAGTTCAACGATCGCGTTGCGAGCCCGCTCCGCCTTGCGCTGGGCTCGTTCCTTGACCTGCTGCGACGTCGTCCGAGATGCACGATCGTCGGCGTCCTTGGCGACCTTGCGCTGGGTGGCGACCTCGGCATCGAGGCGCTTCTGCGTCTCGGATCGGCCGGGCTTCTCCGTCTCGCCGGACATCCCCGCGACCAGATCGTCGCGGGCCGCCTTCAGGTCGGCCAGCTCCTTCGCCAGTACCTGCTGCTGCGTGTCGGCGTGCTTGATGGCCTCGCGATCGACACGCGCCTGCGCCTGTCGCGCCGCGTGCTCCGCCCGGTTCCGCTCACGGGCCTGTGTCTTGGACTCGCCGGGCTGGCGACCTCGCCCAGCTGGCGCAGTTGAGCCAGCGGCCGCTGCCCCGCCGCCGCCCGCTCCGCCCCCACCGCCCCCGCCACCGGTCCCGGCGGTCGTGCCGCCCTCCGGCGGCTGCGGCTTGTTCTTCGCGATCCAGTTGAAGTAGATGTCGACCGACCCGATCTGGGTCGAGATGTCCTTGCGGATGGCGGCGGCATCGGCCGTGCTCAGCTTGACCTTGATCGGGACGTTGACGCCGCCGTCGACCGCGAGAGCCTTGGCGATCTTCGAGCGGAGCTTCCCGATCCCGAACTCGCCCTGCTCGTTCGCCTTGACCATGATCGGCACTTCGATCCCGGTCTTGGCATCCTTGCGGGCCTTATCCATGTAGTTGTGGAGCGACTGCGCCCCGGTGTTGGCACGGACAGCTTCGACGCGCACGCGAACAACACGGGTCTTCGACCCGATCTTGTCCAGCTGTTCGTTCGCCTCGGTGACACCGGCCCGAATGGAGCCGGTGTCAACGCCGAGTCGGACCTTGATGGCATCGATTGTCTGGTCAGCCACCGGTCGCTCCCTTGCTAGAGCGAGTCACCCTTGAAGAGTTCTTGGTCGTACTCGATGACCTTCTCTCGGACCTCTGCCGAGTGGAAGTCGGTCGGTTCGTCCTCAGCGCTTCGAGGGGACCGGAGCGTCGCGAGATACGCGTCGCGCAGCTCCTTGAAGTACCTGAACGGGTATCGCCAGATCACGTGCGGGAGGATGCCCCACCACCTTGCGGTGACGACAGCGGTCTCCCGCAGCGTCATGCGTTTCCCGCTGGGGTCTCCTTCGGCGCGTCGTCGCCCTCATCGTCGTCGCTGAGGATCTCGACCGCCTCGTCGCCGTAGTGCAGGTCATTGATGATCCGGCTGAAGGCCCGGTACATCCGGGTGCCGACGTGGACGACCTCCTGTGGCGGCTTGGGCTCGACCACCTTGTCGATCATCAGCCGCATCAGCAGGACGTTGTCGATGACGTCCTCTTCGAGACCGGTCTCGGGATCCGCCTCGCGCTTCGTCGCCTTGACCACGAGCTTGTCGTACTCGCCGATCTCCAGCTCCGTGAACGTGTAGACACGCCCTCGGATACGAGCGCGGACGACCGCAGGCTCGTCAGAGGGAGGCGGCAGTTCGACCAACTTGGGCTTCGTCGCGGTACTCACTGATCTGTACTCCTCTCACCAGCAGGGTTCGGTCGCGGAGTACCGTTTCCTCAGCATCGACCATATGAACCCGGAGCTGTAGATGTTGACGTCCGCGCCCGAACTCCACGATGACGTCCTTCTCGTAGTCGGCGTCGTGGAACAGGTGCGGATTGATGTATGAGAAGACGGCGCGGAGATCGTACGAGCCCGACTTCGGGTCGTCGTCGCCTCCGCGCCGTCGCAGTTCCCACTGTTGCATGGTGCCGATATGCGCACCAAGAGCAGGGATCGTTACCCGACCCTTGGGGCCGGACAGGATCTGGAAGATGCCATGAGGCACCGATACCTCCTCCGAAGAGTGAAGGGCGACGAGCGGGTCCGGGAGGGATCGTACCGGACCCGCCCGCCCGATTGTCAGGTGGTGGCGTCAGGGGCCTAGAGGCTCCCGGCGTTGAACACCGTCCACGCCCCGGCGGCGCGGAAGTTGCCACTGACGCGGATCGCGTCCGTGTTCGATGCCGTGATCGAGGCATCGATGAGGGCCGGGCCATGCGCGAGCAGCTTCTCGAACGAGGAGCGGTCGTCACCGTAGAGGTAGACGGCCACGGCATCCGAGTCGGTCGCGTTGACGATGAGGTCGCCGGAGACGTCGAGCAGACCGTTGAACGTGCCCTGAACGTCCTTCAGGCCCGTCAGATAGGTCTTGTTCGTGTCGCCGAAGACCGTCGCATCGACGTAGTCGCGGTTGAGGTTGAGCGTCCACTCCGTCTTGGTCGCGACCTTCGTCCCGGAACCCTTGGCTCCGGTGAAGTAGATCGCCCCATTCTTGCCGTGGAGCTTGGTGCCGTCGTTGGCAGCCATCGAAAGTCAGCTCCCTTCAGAGAGATTGGTCTGTCCAGATCTCGTACGAACCGCCGATCTGGTAGATCTTCTTCCCCTCTGAGTCGAGCGATGGCGGCCCCGGAAGGTCCGCCACCCTCTTGCAGATGAGGGCTGACTGCCCGTCGACTGACAACGCCGCTCCATCGAGGACGTTCAGCACGAGCTGGTCGACGTTGTTGGCGTCGACCGGGTTCTCCGCGAAGGCAAACACGTCCATCAGCGCCACGATCACCCGCGATCCCCACAGATCCCCGTAGGGAGCGGTGACGAGGTTGTACGTGACGAACGGGTAGCGAACCTTCTCGGGAGCGAAGCTCTCGTGGATCCCGCCAACGATGACGGCCTTCAAGGGTACGTCCGCGCGCATGGCTTGGACGACGCTTCGCTTGATCGGGGCTGACGTGGTAGCCATGTCACCCCTCTCCGACCGCAGCAGGACCGAGGCCCTGAGACAGTCGATCGAAGCCAACGATGTCGACTTCGAGCTTCAGGTTCCGGCGGAACCCCTTGTAGTTCGACCGGGTGGTGTGGGCGTTCGCCAGCGCCGTTGCAAAGGCGTTTCGCTGGCCCCGCACGATCTGGTCCTTCAGCTCGCGGAGCGCGGGCCGGAGGAACGGCTGCGGCCTGTTATGGCCGGTGCCGATCTCCTGCGCGTACGCGTAGTTGAAGCCAGAGTCGTTGAATGCGGCCGCGCTGACGAACCCGTAGACCTCACCCCGGGTCACGAACGGACCCTCGGAGTGGATCGAGTCGCGCAGCTTCCCGCCGATCTCGCCCTCGTCGTTGAGTGCTCGGCCCGTCTTGACCTCGTAGCGCCCCCGCGCGGTGAGCGCGGAAGAGAGGTCACCCCGGGCCGTTCGGCCGTTGACGCGGGCGTGGATCATGCCGATGGCGAGCTGGCCGGGCTCGCTCAGCTCCCTGAAGTTGCCGGTGACCCGCCCGAGGCCCTCGACCCGGATGACCGGGCGCAGGCTGTTGGGGCGGCCCCGCCGGGCGATGCGATCCTCCGGCGACAGCTGGAGGGTCCGATCCTTGGGATCGACCTTGACGCGAGACACGAACTCGCCGCCACGAGTCTCGACCGGGCCGCGCCCGCTGGACTCGATGTTCCGGAAGACCGGACTGGCGAACGCCCGCCCGCTGTGCAGGAGACCGACCGAGAGCCCGGACCGCTCGGCGTACCGGAAAGCCGGACCCTTCGACTCGTTGAGCTGGAGGCCCTGCACCCCGACCGCGCCCTTGAAGGCGATCTTGCGGTCGCCCTTGAAGATGCGCCGGACCGGGGCCTTGTGCCGAGCCCGTTCGGTGACCTGAGCCAGCCCCGCCTTGGTGGCGGACTCGGCGGCCTGTTCGAGCGCCTCGATGAAGACGTTTGGATCGAAGACCATGGCCTACTCCGCCAGCCTCAGCGAGCAGTTGAGCACGGCAGGCCACGTCGAGTCGGCCGTGGTGTCCGTGACGATGTACGTCTGCGTTCCGATGACCACCCGGTCGCGGGGCAGGATGTCGGTGCCGACCGGCACCCACAGCCGGTAGGTGTTGATGGTGATCTCGCGCCCGTGGTCGACGGTCTGTGTCGGCGTCGGCGTCGAGTGGAGCCAGCCCTTGACGGTGACCCCCATCGGGGGCGTGACAGCCTCGGGGGTGCCCGGCGAGGAACCATACGGGTCGTCCGTCAGCTCCAGCCCGGTGCTCGGATCGCCTCGAAGGATCTGGACCGGCGTCTGCATCCCGAGCAGGCCGGTCTTCTGGATGGCGGCGACCTGACTGTCGCTCAGCAGCTTCCCAACGGCCATCGGGTCACCCCCGGATCGTCGTGTACTTGAAGCCGTCGAGCAGCCACGCCGCGCTGGGCAGACACTCGGCCAGCGTCTCCGCCGACAGCCTCGGCTGGGTCCTGCTGATCGTGATCTCACCCATCTTGATCGACTGGACGCCGCTCATCGCCTTGGATGCCAGCTCGCGCTCACCCAGCAGCTGGGCGGTGATCGGGCCGACGGCGTTGCGGATCTCGTCCGGCAGCGAGTAGCTGTAGGCGGCAGTGACCACCTGCCCGGTGGCGAGCGGGGCGTCGAAGATGACAGTCCCCTCGGTCCGATCGACCGTGAAGCCGGTCGTCACGACCACGCCATCGACCTCCACGATCGGGGCCGGATCGGCGTGCCAGAACTGGTTCAGGGCGCGGTACGTGCGCGCGTCGGTCGGATAGAGCCGCTCCTCGGGCTGCTCGTATTCACGCCCGTAGGTGTAGGCGATCCGGCTGACCGGCTTCATCAGACCGAGGCTGGGCAGGATCGCCCCGAACAGCCCGACGCCCGTGAAGGCGAGGCTGATGACCTCGATGTAGCGGTCGGTGTTGTTGATGAAGATCTCGGACGGCGCGATCTCGACGTACTGCGTGTTCGTCACGTAGATGCGGAACTGCTCGACCGAGACGATCGGATGATGGTACGGGTAGATGCGCCGCTGGCCGATGTCGAACGAGTTCTCCGGGATCCGCCACGAGTGCTCTTCGGGGGCATCGACGGAGATAGAGCCGCCGAGGAATGAGTGCCTGCGCGGGATCAACGGGACCGAGCAGTAGCCCTCCGCGATCGACCCAGCCCGGTCGAGGATGGCGGCCAGCTCGAAGTCCTCGATGCCTTCGAGGTCGATGCCGAGACCCATCGTCCGGTACTTCTCGGGAGTCACGTAGAGAGTCATGCCGACCTCCGTGCTTGCTGCGATGGGGAGCCCGAAGGCTCCCCACCACCGCTCAGAGCCCGAAGGCTCAGGTGTCGAAGGCCGACGTCTTGACGCGGACCTTGTTCGAGAAGGTCGGAGCCTTCACGGCGAGTCCCCACATCCCGAAGATGATGTAGAGATGGGTCAGCTGACCCGAGATGCCGATCGGGATGTCGAGCACGGTCGGCCCGTCCGTACCGAGGTACGGGAGGCTGATCGTCTTCTCGTCCAGCACGAACAGGTCGCGCACGTCGTCGCCGTTCGAGATGCCGTTGTCGCTGACCCCGAGGGAACCGGCCGAGAAGTCGTACTTCCCGATCCCGTCACCCGGGATGACCGCGATGGGCAGGGGGCCAGCCGCCGTGTTCACGACGTTGGTCACGACGCCGACAGCGACATCCACGAAGGTGTCGTTGTAGCGGACGTTCGCGTCCTGCTGGTTGTCGAACTGCTCCTTCGTGAACGGGTTGCCCCAGATGATCGTGGGGCGTCCGCCTTGCTGGAGGATCTGGATCACGGCCTGATTGATGGCACGCCGCATGTTGCCAGCGACGGTCGGAGCCGTCTCCGGGTCGACGTTCGTCGCCCGGGCCGTGTTGAGGATCGACCGAAGCCCGGTGAAGGCGTTCGCGTCGTACAGGCCCGTCTCGTTCGTGGCCGTGCCGCCCGAGTCGGACGAATGGCCGTTGAAGATCTGGTACTGCATCTTGTGGGCCATCGCCCGGAGGCCGCCCTCCAGCTCCAGCTGCTCCGGGTTGTAGGACATGCCACCAGCGATGACGGCGAACTTGGACTTCAGCGAGACGCCGCGTCGGGTCGCGAGGATCGCGACGTTGGTCGTCTGCCGGTCGTAGGTCT